TGGGCTTACTAAGCATGAGCTGGAGCGAAGATCAACTATAATGAACAAATACAAAGCATTGTTATGAAATCACCAGTCTATAACGTAAAGCCTGTCCCTCTGGAAAAAATAAGGGCAAACAGTTATAATCCAAACGCTGTGGCTCCTCCTGAAATGAAGCTGCTTGAGACATCAATATGGGAGGATGGTTATACCATGCCTATCGTTTGTTACTATCTACAAAGTGAGGATGTTTATGAAATTGTAGATGGTTTTCACCGGTTTTCAATTATGAAGAAAAACCGAAAGATTTACGAAAGAGAAAACGGAATGATGCCGGTTGTTGTGATTGAAAAAGATATTAGCAACCGTATGGCCAGCACGATCAGGCATAACCGGGCGAGAGGATCTCATGATATTGACCTGATGGTTAATATTGTGGGAGAACTTACCAAAGCTGGTATGGGCGATGCCTGGATTATGAAACATATCGGCATGGATGCTGATGAAATATTACGGCTAAAGCAGTTATCTGGATTGGCTGAGTTATTTAAAAACAAAGAATTTTCAAAATCTCAGGAAATATGAACGACAAACACAGAGAAGCCGGAAAGCTATTGCTCAGCTTTATCCGCAAAATTGCCAAAGAAAAAGGCATGACCGAAAAAGACATTGCCTTAAACTCTGGCTTTATTCAACCAAACGTAAACAGAATGTTATCAGGTAAATATATGCCTTCGCTTGATAACTTTCTGAAACTTGGCGAAGCTGTTGGCGTAAGGATTGAATTGCATTCACCGGAAGTTCCATCTGCAGCAAAGATCCGGAACCTCGAAATTCCAAGGTTTATGTTTTCGCCTGACATGCAAACAAAGCAGCTTTACATTATACATACACACTATCCCGCTTGTGTCATTCACGTGATTCAAACGATTCCTACAAGCTTAGAGGTACTACAAAACTTTGACAATTGTGATGATTTTGAAGACGTGATTGAAGATGCACTTGAGTTTTACAGAAACAATGTAATGAATGATGATGAGATGATGAATTAAAAGCCTCTCAAAATCAACCCTTTAATTTTTTGTCCTTTCGGTTTTTTGGGTTCTTTTATATTTTCGTCTCCTCAGATTACAAGTAAATCTATTTATTAACCAAAAACCCATTATGAAACGTTTCATTTCCCTGGCCATCCTTTTGATAGGCTTTGCCGGGTTTGCTTCGGCCGAAACGGATGTAAGGCAGGTAACAACGCCTGAGACTACCTGCCTGAACACTTGCCTGATCACTAACAGTATCAGTGATGCTGTTTTAGAGATTGGCACGGTGTTTATCGTTAACATCCCCGAATGCGCAACCGTTCCTGTGGTGGCTTTTGATATAGCTGACAAATGCTCCGGCTTTGCCTGGCAGATCATCAAGCCCCCCGAGTTGTGCTTCTTAACTTCTCAGGCAACTCTAAAAAATTACTCAAACATCATGAAATCACGCGCCTGGCTTCTGCACGCAAAGAACCTGGATCGTAAACAAGACTTTTTGCTTCCTACTGTTCGCTCCTTGCCAGTTCCTTTTGATTAGTGCCTCCGTTGTGATTTTTTAGTTAATAACAAGAAATGCCCCTGATTATCAGGGGTATTTTTTTTGTCCTTTCCATTTTGCACCTCCCCACTGATATTCGCAACATGATACACAACTCACGATTGAACATGCTTATGGAGCGAACTGATGCTCAAAAAAGGCGGGTTCCTTTTTCGATGAAGTTTGTGAAGGTCAGCACTGGTGAGATAGTTACTGTGAATGAGGCTGTTTGTACTTCGAGCTACAGCGGTAACAGAACTTTTAACATCATGTTTTTGCCATCGATGCAGGTGCGCAAGATTTACAAAATACTGATCATCGAATTTAACGGAAACGAAGTTTATTACTGATGAAAAAAGAAGTGATATTTATTGGTGATGGAGCTTCGGCTTTTCTACCAGGAAGTAAAGCAGTTGTTTACGAAGCAAAGAACAGCAAAAACTTTCTGCGCGATCCGGATAGAACACCTTCGGCGTTCTCCTACAAAAATAAACAGTACCGTGGAGAAGTTTTCTGGGGCGAATTGAATGACCTGCCACTTACCACCATCGACAAAATTTATAAAAATCCTGTTGTTGCTGCCGGAACTTTCTTTAACGTGCTGTCACTTTACGGAGATGGCATTGCGTATGGCAAAATGGTTGAAGTCAATGGCAAACAAGAGTTTGTCCAAATGTTCGACAATGAGGAAATCAACACTTTTTTTGAAGAGAATGACATAAACGGTTATCTGCTTGAGCAGGCAACCGATATGGTTACGCTGTTTAATCCTTTTCCGGAGATTATCTTTAACAGGGAAGCAAAGCGCAAAATCGTTAATATTTTCAGCAAAGAGGCTGCTTTCAGTCGCTGGGAAGAAATGAATCCGGAAACTGCCGTGATAGAACATCACTTTTACAGCGCGAAGTGGGCAAAAAGCATGAACCGCGAAAAAGATATGGTGGTTACTCCGGTGCTTGATAGCCGCTGGCCATTGCGCGATCTGAAAATACGCATGGGCTTGATTCCTGATCCATCAACTGGCAAACAAAAAGATCTTGAGGAATTCAGATATATTATTCCGCTCAACTTCCCGACTCCGGGAAGGTCATATTATCAGAAGCCTTATTATTTTTCAATCTTCGAAAGTGGCTGGTACGATTACGCCTGTAAAATTCCTGAATTTAAAAATGCACTGCTCGATAATCAAATGATTATTAAGTATCATGTGGAGCTGAGCGATGAGTACTTCCCGAAGATTTTTGCAGAAGAAGGCATTACTGAAGACGAAGCGAAAAAATCTCGCGTAAAGGCCGAATATACAAATCTGAATAAGTTCCTGAGCAACCAGAAAAACAGCGGTAAATCGGTGATATCGTTTGTAACGTTTACACCTGATGGCAAAGAAAAACGCCGCATGAAAATCAATGTGCTCGAAAATCTTTTCAAAGGCGGTGAGTATATCGACGATTCGGAAGAAGCCAGCAATATTATGAGTTATGGTATGGGAGTGCATCCCAGCCTGATCGGCTCAGCCCCGGGAAAAGCCAAAACCATCAACGGCACTGAAGCCAGGGAACTGTGGATTATAAAACAGGCCCTGATGACTCCGCTGCGCGATCGCCTGCTTATGCCAATGAATATAATCAAAGCCATCAACGAATGGCCGAAGGAGATTATATTCAAAATTCCAAACATTGAATTGACAACCCTCGACAAAGGAACCGGAAGCCAAAAGGTGATATCATGAAAAAACTGATTAAAACTCTTGAAGAGTTACAAAAATACCTGAAGGTAGATTCTACTTTTAAAATTAAGAATCTGTTTCCGTATCAGGACAGCGCAATTGAAAAGTATTTGATTGATGTGCTGGGTGATGATCTTACCGATTCGCTGGTGATTTGGTACAACGAAGAGACACCCGACGAAGATATCGACCTGCAGACTCTTCTGCCTTTTGTGCAAAGGGTGGTTGCCAAATTTGCTTTTTATCAGGGAGCGCCAAACTTCGACCTCAGGCTGACTGAGTCAGGGTTTGGTGTTGTAAGCAATCAAACTCTTGCTCCTGCCAGCAAAGAGCGGGTAAACCGATTTGTTGAAAGCCTGGAATCGGAAGGATGGGATGCCGTGGAAATGTTGCTCAGGTTTCTGGAGTTGAACGCTGAGCAATACCCCTTATGGACCGAAAGCGAAGCTTACACCATGCAGCTGCGCAACTTTATCAATTCTGCCGAGGAATTTGATAAATATGTGAACATCGGCAAAAGCCGCCTGAAGTTCAGGAAAATGCGCAATACCATGGACAATGTTGAATTGCTGCAGGTGATCCCTGTAATAAGTCAGCCACTTGCCACAACCATAAAGGAAGAGTTGTTGAGTGGCAGCCCATCAGCAGCCATAACCAATCTTTTGCCCATGCTTTGCAGGGCAGTGGCCAACTTAACAGCTGCCCACGATATTGATCCAAAACACAAACTAACAGGGGAGCACTACCTGAGCGAAGTGCGCAAGATCATTGATGCCAGCCCCGACAGTTACCCTGATTACCGTGACTCTATTTATGTTGCTGATCGTAATTATCAGCGATTTGAAAACAGCGAGGATAATTCTTTTTTTGTTGCCGGCCAATGAAACTGCTTCACTCAAATACTTACTCAACCCCCGACAAAAATGCGAGACTTAATTTTAACCACTGTCCCCACCGTTGTTTTAGCGGTGATTACTTTTCTGCTTACACGCCGTAAATATAAGGCCGAAGTAAAACAGCAAAACGCTCAGGCCGAAACAAGCGAGATCGATAATACCGAAAAAGCGATAAAGATCTGGCGCGAAATGACCGAAACTTTAAGGACTGAATTTTCTTACCAGATTGACAGCCTAAAAAAAGAAAATCAAACAATTAAATCAACGCTTCAAACCGTGGAAAATCAACATCAGGACGTTGTAAAGGAAAATAAAAACCTCAGAGAGCAAATGCAGTCTCTTGAAAAAGAACTGAAATTATCAAAGAGTCAGATAAAATGCCTCAGCGACCAAAACAAAACTTTATTAGAAGAGCTTAAAAGGTTTAACAAAAACTATGAGGAGCCAAAATAATGAGAAAAGCAGCAATTTCAGCCGGGCATTCAAACACGCCAGGCAAAGATATGGGAGCGACTGGCAACGGTCTGACTGAAGGAATTGAAACCGTTAAAATCAGGAACAAAGTTAAAGCCAGGCTTGAGCGCATGGGCGTTAAAGTTTCAGTTGATCCGGATGATTCAGTTACCGGAGCGACCGTGCGATTATTCAAGCAATATTTTAAAGGAAAGGATGTTGTTATCGACATTCATCTGAATGCAGCCACATCATCCATGGCAACCGGAACTGAAGTTATTATTCCCGATGTTTCTACTGACTTTGAGAAAGAACTTGCAAAAGAGCTTTCTTTGGCTATTTCCGGAGCCTTGAATATTACAAACAGAGGAGTAAAGACTGAAGCTCAGACTTTCCGCAAAAAACTGTTATGGATGACCATCCCTGCCGAAAACATCTTGATTGAATGTTTTTTTGTGTCGAATACAACCGATGTGAAAGCTTATCTCATGTATGGCGACAAAATGTGCGATAAGATTGCAGAGGTCATTTACAAATACCTGCAAAAATGAAAACCGAACGGTACCTGCATTTCATAATTATTGCAATGCTGATTGCAATAGTATTCTTCCAGCGCGAATGCTCCCGCACTCCTGAGTGCCCGGAAGCAACACACAGCCGCACCGTTGTGTGGAATTATGATACTACCAGGTATATCACCTCCGTTCCGTTCGCTTACCCGGTTGAGGTTCTTACGCCAATTGAGGTTCCCGTGGTGGTTGACTCCTTCGCCATTTTTGAGGCTTACTTCAAGCGTTATGTTTATCACCGGGTGCTCAAAGATGATACCCTTGCGTATATCCGATTGATCGACACCGTTTCGCAAAACCGGTTTATCGGCTCTACGCTTGAATACATCAACCGTAAGCCTACACAAATTATCACCAACACAACCACGCTAAGCAATCCGGTTAATAAACTCTTTGTGGGTCCGGCCATCGGGGGGAGCCTGAACGGATCTCTCTCTCTTGGCGGATCTGCATTGCTGGTTACCAAACGCGATAACGCTTATGGAATCACAGCAGATCCATTTAACCGAAGTGTGATGGCCACCACTTATTGGAAAATAAAGCTCAGGAAAGGATCAAATAAATGATACCCCTTAGCATTAATGCCGATAAGTTTCACCTGCCTTCGTCGTGGAACGAACTTACACCCGATC